TCAGTCCGTCCAGATGGCGGTGTCGTCCCAGGTCAGCGCGTCGTCCCAGATGTCAGACGTGGCGGCGGACAGAAGCAGCGCGAGCTGAGCTGCGACGGCCGCGCTATTGGCGCCGGCGGGAAGCGCCGCAACGACGGTCGCGAGCTTCTGGGCTGCGGCCCTGAGGTCAAGCAAGGCGCCGGCGAGCCCGAAGTCGAGATCGACGCCGGCGCCAGTTGGATTGGCGGTGAACCCCGCAGCCACTTCGGCTGGCGTGAGGGTCAGCGCCGTGAGGGTGGGAATCGGGCCTTGGGTCACTTGGGTTCCTTCCGTTGGTTGGCGAGCAGAACGGCCTCGGCGAGGCCTTGCTGAATCGCAGCGATGATCTCGGCCTCGGTGATCTCGAGGTCGGTATCCGCGGCTTCGCTCGTGTCGGCGTCGCGCACACCTGTCAGCAGGTGCAGGTCGTGCCGGCGCGCGCGGCTCTGTTTCTCTGATGGGCGGATCGCAAAGCCGCCCATGGCGGCGCCCGCGATGAAGACTTTGGCGCTCATGATCCGATGTCCTCTCCGAAGTAGCCGCCGTGCTCGACGACCTCGCCGCCGACGATTCCCTCGACGATGGCTCGCCCGAGCAGCTTTTCGATCTGCTCGCGACTCTTGAAGACCGCGGGCCCGAGCACGGGGCGCGGCGGCATCTTGCGGGTGCCGAACTCGTGGAAGATCAGCGTCGGGTCGGTCGAACCGACGACGCCCTCTGTGTCTGACTCCACGGTATGACCGAAGCTGGCGTACAGACCGCCGTGGCGCAGCAGCGGCGCATCCGCCGGCGCGCCGATCCGCGCCTTCTCGGCTTCCGTGGTGTCGGCCAGTGGCGCCCAGGCGGGAAAATCGCCGGCCTCTGCCTGGTAGTGACCGATTTGATCCTTGGCGTCTTTCTCGATCACGACGAGCGCCTGCTCGAGGCCTCGGCGCAGCGATCGACGAGTGCCGCGTTCGAGCGACGCCAGGTGCAGTGCGAAGGCGCCAAGGTCTTCGAAGTCTCTTGCAGCCATCAGGTGTCCTTGTGAAATTCCATCCGCTCCCAGTCGAAGCGGTGACCTTCCATCTCCGAGAAAGCGATGCACCAGGCCGTGCGGGTGATGTCGTCGACGCCGAACGCAACGTCGAAGGGGATGCCGTTCTTGACGAGCCACAGGGACTCCCTCACTGGCACGGCCTGGCTCATTTTTTTAGCTGGGCTCGATTCGCCTCGGCATCAGGTGCGCCAAAGTGCTCTGCGACACCCTTCATGACTGCCGCGACGCCGTCTTCGTCGAGCCGCTGGATGAGCGCCTCGAGCTCGCGCTTCGTCATCATCGAGATCTCCGTATCGTCGTCGATGGCTCCGACGTACAGCAGCGGCAGCACCATCTGCACATAGGTGTCGTTGGCCGCCGCGGTGCCGAGCATCTCGATCAGGCGGTACTGAGCGAGGATGCCCGGCTTGGCAAGCCTCAGGGAACGCCCGCGCGGGTCGGTGATCGTCACGCCGGCCGCAGCCTTTGCGAGTACCTGCGCCGAGGGCGAGCTTCCGGGCGCTGCGGCTGCGGTGTTGTTGTTCAATGTGACCTTGGTCATGTCTTTCCTTCTCCGGTCTGTGGATGGGACGACGGCTGCGACCGGGCGCGGTGCTGTCGAAGGTTGATTCCGTAGCAGTTCACGGTTTGAAGAGAATCCCGTTCGCGCGCTGCGTGGCGCGAATCGTGGCCAGGTCGGTGCACGCGACGTTGATGCGCGTGTGGAAGTCGGCGACGCTCTCGCCTCGACGTCTCGCGAGCCCCAGGAAGGCGACGGCCGCGATCTCCAGCTGAGCCGCCGCGCCAGCGAGATGGACATGGGCTGCAGCGACGGCGCTTGCCTCGACCTCACGAGCACGCTGCTCCTGGCCTTCGCTCATGAGTACGCCGAATTCGGCGTTGGCCGTCTTCGCGGCGGTCGCACCTTCGTGCCAGATCGCGGCGAGGGTTGCGACGGTCTGTTCGAGACGCGCGAGGTGAGCCGTGGTTACGGTGCGCATGGCCTAACCTCCCGACGGCGTGAGCATCATGCTGTTGTCGAAGCCGGCGCCGCCGCTCTGCGGACGCGAGGCTTCGCGCGCCTGGTGCTTGGTAACTACCTGGGCCACTTGTCGCCCGTCCATGTGCAACTCAGTCACGTGGACAACTTCTCGAGATGCCGGCGACGCGACGCCGTTCGTGCCGCTGCCCAGATTGAGGTAGCTGCCGGTACCGTCAGAGTTCGGCACCCAACTCTCGATCGTGCCGGGGTAGCCTCGATGGGCGCCGACCGTGCGGACATTCGGCATCCAGGATCCGCCGCGGCCGGACGCGTTGCGTTCCCAGTGCTGGCCAGTGTGGTCCTTGCCGTCGTCCTTCGTGTCCGGCTTGATGAGGTTCATCACGACCGCCAGCGCTGTGATGCCTGCGATGGCCAATCCAATGGGCCCGAGCAGGCCTGCGACCGCGCCGAGCAATCCGACCTCGGCACCGGTTGCGCCTGCGCCGAGTATCAGTCCGAGACCGCCGAGCCCGGCGCGGAGCAGCATCAGCGACCCGCCGGCACCAGCGAGCGCGAAGATGGCCGCGCTCGAGAGGGTGATCGCGCTTGTGAGCATCGGGAACTCACGAGCAAACCCGATTGCGGACTTCAGGAAGCTGGTCAGGCCCTGCACGCCCTGAATGGCGATCGGGAGCACGGTGGTTCCCAACTCCTTGAGGACGTCGCGCCACTTGGCTTCCAGCTCGATCTCCTGGCCCGCGAGCGTCTGGCGGCCGGTGGCATCGAGTTCGTCGATACCCTGCGCCGATCGGTTCGCGTTCGTCTGCAGTTTCAGGATCGCCCGCTGCAGGTAGATCCGCGACATGAGGCTTGAGCCCGTGCGGTTGCCGAGGATCATGGACAGTTCGTTGATGATCCCCTCGTCGGTCGTGATGCCCTTTGCAGCGAAGGCCGGCATCAGCACCTTCTCGAGCAGCGAGAGTTCGCCCTGCTTGGTCAGGATGTCGCCGCCCAGGAACGCGCCCGGCAGGGCCTTCTTGAGGCGTCCCTGGTTGTTGAACAGTACCTTGTCTTTGTCGAGCAGCCCGAGGCGGAACAGCTCCTGCTGCGCCGTGATCGAGCCTCGCGACTGCACCAAATTTTGATAGATGCTCATCGCCGCGGTGCCGTACCGGCTGCCGCCGAACTCCTGAATCAGCGGCTCCGAGCCAAGATAGAACGCGTCGTTGTCGCGCCGAGAGAGCGCCGCGCCGCCGGTCTTCAGCGCCAGCAGGAGCGCCGAGGCATCGACGCGGTTTCGGCTGCCGGAGATCACCTTCTGGACGAAGTTCGCCTGCGTGTGGAACTCGGCATCGCTGGACAGGCCGCCGCGGAATTCCACGACCTTCATCATGTCCATGAACTTGGACTCGTTCGCGGATCCGCTGGCGCCGAACACCGCCTGGTTGGCGAACTTCATCTTCGCCAGCAGCGGCGCGGCCATCTCCGCGTGGTTGAGATTCTTGAAGACCGCCATCGCGTCGGACACCAGCGTCATGTTGTCGCGGGCGCTGGTGCCGAACGTCTTCATGCCGGTTGCGAACTTGACGGCGTCGGCGTTGACCTTGTCGCCAAAGCCGAGTGACGTGAACCGCGCAACCTCGGTCTGGAACTTCTTCGCCTCCTCGAGCGGCACCTTGAAGAGTGACAGGCCGAACGCACCACCGGCCGCGAGCGCAGCGCCGGCGATTCCCAGCCGTTTGAGGCTGGCCTCCGCCGCGCCGACCTCGCTGTTCAATCCGCGGATGCTGCGGCCGATCAGCGCTACGCCGGGTGTGACGAGATCCATCAGGCGCAGGCGCACCGAGACGGAATAGGCTTCGAAGGTCATGTGATTCCTTTCGTGGCTGTTTGGCCGTTCGAACGTTCAATGCCGAGGCCGGGCGTCGAGGTTGATCTCGCCGTCGTGACGAAGCAGATGTGCACAGCGGTGGCGGTCGAGCACTGCCAGAACGTCTTCGCGGGGGATGAGTTCGAACCCCGTGGCGGCCAGCTTCATCGCGCGAGTGACATCGCCGGCTTGCACCGCATCCTTCAATTCGTCGACTCTGCTAAAGCCGTGGTCGTCGAGCAGTTCGGTCAGGTCTTCCGTCAGTGCTGCGGCGAAATCCCGGAGTTCGAGCGGTGTGCGATCGCCAGCTCGCACCTGCCTAGCCGAAGTGACGAACAGCACATGCGCCGCATACCGCCTGCTCTCGGCGTTACCGATTGCTTCCTCGGCGTCAGCCTCCGCCATCAGTGCCCGCCGCGCCTCTTCGTCCTGCAATTGCGGGGCTTCTTCGCGGAATCGATCAGTGAAGAGGAAGTACTCGACATCGTCGTTTTGAACCCAGCCGCGCGCCTCGAGGTACCCCATGCCGACGACGGGATCAACAGCCCGTGTGGGGCCACCGTGCTTGACGAGATCGATGACGTTGAGCCGATCAGCTGATCGAAACATCAACGCGAGCGCCAACAGCTCGTGGACGTTTGGAGGATCTGTGCGTTTCCAGGTCGGCATGGTGTGGGTGTGGCTCATGCTGGGTGTTCCGAGTTGATCGCCGGCGCGGATTGCGCCGCCCAGACGGGAAGGCTGGGATCGAGATCGCCGATGCCGGCGACCGCGGCAAGCCGGCGCAATTCGTGGAGAGCGATGTCGGTCGGCAGGTACATGCCTGTGCCAGTGAGCCTCTCCTTCAGGCGGGCGCGCTCTTCCCGGAGCCGCTCAGCGCGCTCTGATGCAGCCTGGCCCGATGTCAGCAGCGCGGGCGTCAGCGCTCCGCACAGCAAGAGCAAGACGATCCGGTCAAACGCGATCGAGGCCGGCGACGTCATGACGTTTCTCCCGAGACGACATCTGCGCTGGCCAGGTGCGTCGCGTGAGGTCGCGGCGGAAGGTCCGGGGGGCTGGCGTCGCCGCAAGGCGCGAGGCGCGCCGACGTTGCGCGTTGGGCAGAGGTGATGTCCGCCATGCGGCAACCGAGGGGGCGCCGCTCCTGGGTTAGGCTCCGTCCTTCCAAGACGCTGCAGCGGAAGGCGGACATGGCACTTTCAGTTGAAGACGCCGTCAATGGCATATTCCACGTACAGGCACGAATGGCTCGGCTCATTGCGTGGCTCCTGTTCGTTCTGTTTCACACGGCGCTGCTTTGCACGGCGCTGGTGATGGCGTGGCGGTGGCAGGTGAGTCCGACGACAGCACGCGCGTGGGTCGCCGCGGCGACGCCGACATGGCTTGCTGGAACAGCCGGCGCAGCTCTTGGATTTGGAGGCTGGTCAGCGTTGGCACTGCTGGCTGCATATGCCAAAGCGTGGCACTGGCTGATGCAGCGACTGATCTCGCACTACGTGCTGCCCAGGTGATAGCCGATTGGAGGGCCGCCATCTCAGATTTCCTTTGACGCAACAAAGGTGACGTTTGCCATGTCGCGGCTCATCTGCGTATCGCGATCGACGAATGCTGTGCATCGCTCGGCATGGCCGGCTGGCGCCCAGAAGATCCCGAACGATTCAGCCAGACCCGCGGCCACGGGCTCGGCGCACGTGCCGCGGCGAAGGCGGTGCATGCAGCGACCGCACGAACGCCCCTGAGGGGCCACAACGGGTCGAGCGCCGGCGGGAAGGTCAAATGGGAAGCGGTTCGTCACAGGTCATCTCCGCGCCCGCGGGCAACCGTCGCCGGCCGGATGTCCGCCGTGCTCTGCTCCCATCGCTGGGTGTCTCCGTAGAAGTCGAGGCCGATTTCTCCGAGCCGGCCTTGACGGTTTTTGTCGAGGCCGAGGCCGAGGATCTTGCGGCCCTCGTTCTCGAACTCGCGCACCGGCCAGAGGAACAGCACAACGTCAGCGTCCTGCTCGATCGCGCCGGAATCACGCAGGTCGCTCAGCGTCGGCCGCTTTGTCGCGCGCTTCTCGACGTCGCGATTCAGCTGCGCCAGCGCGATCACGGCCACACCGAGTTCTTTGGCGAGCGTCTTCAGTCCGCGACTGATTTCCTCGATTTCGGTATTTCGGTTGCCATCGCGCCGTTGGCTGGCGCACAGCTGCAAGTAGTCGACGACTAGCACTTTCAGCCCGCGGATCGACTTCGCCTTCGCACGGATGGCGCGGAGCGTCAGCGCGGGCTCATCGTCAACGCGGAAGGGCAACCGCGCCAGGTGTTCCATCGCTTCGGTGGCGCGCAGCCAGTCGTCGTGTCCCATCCTGCCGGTGAGCAGCGCTGAGTAGCTGACCCGGCCCGAACTGGCAACGCCACGGTCTGCAACCTCCGCAGCGCTCATCTCCATGCTGAGGAACAGGGTAGGCAGCCCGTCCGCAGCTAGACCTAGCCCGAGCCGCTGCGCGAAGGACGACTTCCCAACCGACGGCCGGGCCGCCAGGATGTAGAGACTGCCGGGCCGAAGACCGCCGTTCAGGCGAGCATCCAGTGCAGGGATGTGCGAGGGCCAGCCAGCCACGACCTCGCCGCGCTCGAGCGCTTCGTAGTGCTGGATTCGCTCGATAGCAATCTCGGCGATCGACCGAGGCGCCGCGGTCAGGCGTCCGAGCTGCAGTTGGCCGAGCTTGGTGCTGATCTCGTCGACCGCGCCGCCGACGTCCGGCGCCTCGCGTGCGGCGAGCAAGCCCTCGTCGAGCGTCGCGATCAGTGCGCGCCTCGCCGCGTGCTTGCGCACGACCTCGGCGTATCGTCGTGCGTTCGCGGCGCTGGGGACGCTCTGTGCCAGGTCGTTGAGGTACGCGAGGTCGGCACCGCCCGCCGCCGGCGTTTGGCGCAGCTCGTCGCTGACCGTGATCGCATCGGCCGGATGCCCCGACACGATGAGCCGGCCGATCGCTGCGAAGGCCTCGCGGTGTGCCAGGCTATAGAAGTCCGCCTCGACGAGCAGATCGGCCACGCGATCCCAAGCGCGGTTGTCACACAAGACGGCACCGAGGACGCCCTGCTCTGCCTCATTGCTCCAAGGAGAGGCCACTGTGGTGTCAGCGCTCATGCTGCGGCCTCGGTCTTCTCGATGACGTGACGCATGCCCTTCTCGGTCAGGAGGAAGTCGAGATCGGCACGCCAGTTGGCATGCGGGCCGCTGCGTTCGCCGCGGCCCGTGAGGAAGTCGTTGCCTGCGGCGCGTGCGAAGTAGTCCCCGAACCAGACCAGCGCCTCGTCAGCATTCGTGGCGCGGCGCGAGCCGTCGGCCTTGGTGCTGCTGAGGATCCATCCCCACAACTTGCGAAGGGCGCGTTGACGAGCGTCGGTCATCAGTTTGACGCGCGGAAGCTCGGGCAGCTTCTCGTGGTAGACCTCGATGATTGCCTGGTACGGACAAGGCACGGTCGGCCGCGCCGACGAAGCCGTAGGCTTCTTCTTATCCTGCTTCCTGTTTCCTGCTTCCTGTTTCGGGGAATGGTTGCCCAAACCATTCCCAGAAGCCTCCTCGAAAGCCTTTCCGCAAGTCTCTGCGAAAGCCTTTCCGAACGCCTCGCTTACCTCGGAGAGCGCGGACTGCAGGTGATCAAAAACACGGGCCCGCAGAGTGCACTCAGGCAGCTGCAACCACGTCGAGCGCCATGACTTCACCACGTTCGGATTGGGTGGCATGTTGTGCTTGATCGCGTTCGGGATGAAGCACATGCGAGTCTTTTCGTCGAACTCTGCGAGCCCTTCGCCCAACACTTCCCGAAAGGCTTTCGCGAAGGCTTCGGCGTCCCAACCAAGGGCTTCGGCAAGCGCGGCCCGCCCGGCAACGAACACGCCGGGAATCGGCCCTGTGTGCGGTCCGGTGAGTAGGTAGACCCAGAGGCCCTGCCCGGATGGCTGCTGCGGCGACAGGCGCATGAAGCGCTGATCGCCGTACATCCTCACCGTCAGCCGCCGGTAGATGCCCTGATCGGAGGCGCGCGCACGGTTTTCCAGTGTCACGCTCGGCGCTCCAGTGCCTTCTGAATTTCACGAAGGAAACCTCGAAGACGATCGTCGTCGTTGAGAGCGCGCACCCGGTCAACCCCGTCCATGAGGGCATCCGCTGGCGCGCAGCCTTCGCGGATTGATGCAACGAGGCGCTGGGCGTCCTGGCTGCCGCGGATCACGGACATAGCGGTCTCTGCATCGGTGAGACTCATTGCAGGTCTCCCGTACGCTTCGCACGCTCTATCTTCGAGCGGAGCAGCTGCGAGGGCTCGCTCGGCCGTCGAGCCTGACGCGGCATTCCGGCAATCGCGACGTCGAGATCCGCCCTCGACCAACGAACCATGCGCGGGCCGAAGGGAATGGGCGCGCACATCCACGGTTCGTCGCGCAACTCGTGGAATTTGGCTTCACTCATCCCGAGGTAGGCCGCGGCCTGCTCGGTCGTGTAGAGCGCGGGCGTGATCGCCGGCGCGTATGCGCGGGCGGACAACGCGGCGGTCTCGGTGCCGCTCGAGCCAGCGGCCCCGGCAATCGGGCGGAGGCTGCCTCCTTCCATCGCCTTCATGCCGCCGCCTTCGAGTCAACGGGCAGCTGGGCTGCGATCCACGCCTTGACGTCGGCCGAGCGCCACCGCATTTGGCGCGAGTTGCCGATACGCACCGGGGTCGGGAAATTCTTCGCCGCGGTCGCGCGGTGGATGAACTTCCGATCCAGTCCTGTGACCGCCCCGACCGTCTCGATGGTCAGCAACGCGTCCGGGAGGCGCGCCGCGCTGAGGGGTTGCATCGATTCCATTCGTCGCTCCGTCTTGTTCAACGAAGCCAGAATGTCAGTACCACAGCCACTCCGCCATGTACGCTCAACGAGCGCCCATGGATGCTCAGCGAGGGTTCTTGAGCCCCTTCAACTTGCCCCGGACAGTGCTCTCAGCCAAAGACTTCTCGTTCGCGATGATCTTCGCCGCTTCATTCTTCGACATCCCTTGAGCTGAAAGCTCGTTCCAACGCACAGGGATTGCGCTCGTCGCAGCGCGGCTGTGCTTATGTTTCGTATCGTTCATATACTTGGCCAGCAGTTTGCGAGCGTCATCTGTCGATAGCGGCTGCTCGCGCGCTCTGACGAAGTCCATCGAGTGGAGCGTATCCATCGCCGAAACGATCATCGAGACGACGTGCGGCCAATTGGAATCATGAAGCGCACTCGCGGCATTTGCGACGGACTCCATTCCCCAAACGTAGAGGTTGGCAATCCACTCCTTTTTGTCCCAGGCTGTGCCTGGAACTCCGTCCGGAGAACTCCAGTTGACTTTGCTATATCCAGCGCGGCGAACTGCGTTGAGTTCACTTTTCGAAGAAAACGTCTCCCTGGCTTTGGCTCTAAACGCTTGAATCAGCCCCCGAATTTCTTCCTGCGTTTGACGAGGGCCTCCGAGCGGGTGAAATACACGGGGGCCTCCTCCGTATTCGTCTTCGTCCAAGCCGTCAAAACTATTGTTTGGATCGACTTCATCGCGGTAGAACTGCTCGCTGCAAAGCCACTCCGCAAGCAAGCGCTCTTTATCATCTTCGCTCTCAAGTTGATGCTTCGCACTCAATCTCTGTCGTCTGATGATCAAGCGGAGCAGGAGCGGATCATCAATCAACGCCTGTGCCCAAGCGCGATCCTTTCCGGCCGTAGACTTCGCCGCATCTACGGCGTCGTTCGCAGCTGACTCAGCATTGCGTAAGTGCTGCCGCATCTTCGCCCAGGCGGTGTATTTCTTCATTCGCGCCCCTTCAGGCGACCTTGGTGGGGAGCCGCGCCAGCTGGCAAGGGAACCAGGTTTTCGGGGATCAGCCTAGGCGCGGCGAAACGAGTCTACTCGGGCGCACGCGGCACCGGCGGCGGCCAGTCCATCGAAGGATCTTCCGCCCAGGCCCGCAACGCATCGCGACGTTCCGGCGTCAACGTGCTCCAGTCGAACATGCGCTCGGCCAGCGCGGCAGCCGTAGGGATCCACCGTCGAACCCCATCGGCCGCCTTGAAGATCAGCCATCTATTTCCGCTATCGTCCTCTTCGAAGCCACACCATCGGTTGGCTCCCAGATGGGGATCGTCGGCGTGACGTCACGAGGAACTGCGACAGGGCGATTCATCGCGCACCTCCGTCGCCGAGTCCAACCATGCGTTCGACGTCGCGGATGCTCCCCTCGATGCGCTGATGGAGGTGCCGTAGCGCGTTGCCTTCGCACTCACCCCAATCCGGTTCGTGGATGTACACGCCCACAGCGCGGAGTTCGTCGGTCAGACCAGGTCGCACCTCGGCGAGGCGCTGCATGCCTTCGATGAAATCACGTGCAACACCGATCCACTGCACCAGCACGGTGAGGTGTCGAGCGTTCGTCAGGTCGCCCTCTAGCTCACTGCGGCTCACGCAGTTCGCAGCGGCGGCGGTCACCGTGCACCCCACGCTTCGAGGCCGCGCGACAAGGCCCGATCGAGCCGCTCGGTGCTGGCCACGGCCGCCTCGTACATGCCGATGCATTCTTCGAGGTCGCGGAAGACGCCTTCTTGCATGGCATCGAGCGTCGCCCGGATTGCGTGATGCGCGAAGGCGGCATCGTTGAGTGCATCGCCCATCGCCTTCACAACGTCCGCAGGCTTGGTCGACGCGGGTGCATTGGTGACCGCGTCGGACACACGTGGCTTGCGCGCGAAGCTGCGAATGGCGAATTCGCGTGCTATACCGGAGACTTGCTCAGCCAAGAGGAGAGCACTGTTCGCCAGAGTTCGCGAATCACCCTCAGACTGCGAGTCGTCCGTCGCCGCTTTGAGCGTGGCGACAAGGGAATCGCACAAGAGGCCGAGGTCATTGCCCAAGTCATCGACATCCGATTTCGGGTCGATCAGGTACTTCGCGTAGAGCGCGAGGAACGGTGCGGGGTTGCTCCCCCGCTCGGGGGTAGCGGTGGGTTGCCCATCACGGGCAGAATTCGTGCAGCTCTTCATGTCGATCTCCTAGCGATCGGTTTGGGGAGTCAGGGCCTGCTCGGTGTTCCACCACCGTTCAGGCCCGTTTTGTCTCAGGGCCGCTGAGACGCCGGTTGATTCATTTCGGCTCGCGGGCCTTGTCGATGGCTTTCGCAAGCCACGCGACGCCCAGGCGGCGGAGCTTGTCCCACCTGGCCGGCGTGAGTCGAACGGAACCGGGGATGGTTCGCTCGTCATCGGGAAGCGCAGGCCGGCCGCGGGGTCGTGCTTCTGGGGGTTGTGCTTTTGCCATGAGATTAAATGTATTACGCCTAGACAAGAAGTCAAGTGTTTTTCGTAATACTTTAAATGGCGGACTGCGTGGCGGATTCCTACCGCGGAGCCCTGAGAGTGAGGATCGGTGCGGCAGTCGACGGAGCGTATCTCCGCCGACACACCCTAGCTACCGGGCGGGAACCAACTTGGTAGCATTGCCTTGATCAGCAGGTCACCATACGAGCTGACAAGCGATCCGGCGATCACAAGCACGAAGCCGTGCAACTGCAGGAGAGCGTCGCCGATGGAGAACGTGATGCGGTTGAAATATGCGGCGTTTACTGCATACAGAGGGCCCGGACCCGGCAGCGTCGGGGATTCGTCGAGCGCGTTCTTTGTCCGCTGGATACCCTCACGCAGCGTGTAGCGCATCGTCATCCATACGCCGGTTCCGATGATGAAGTTTCCCGCCCGTGCGAGCTGCGTGGCGTCCTTCAGGAGGTAGGACGCCGCTACGCCGCCCGCGAGGATCAGTCCAGCGAGCGGGTAGAGATACCTCGGGTCGCAGACCACAAACGACCAGTGACGTTTCATGGGATCGCCTTTCGTTGGAACAGGCGAATGATGCATGAGCCGGCTAGGCCGCACGCTCGAACGTCACGACGTTGGACGCGACCGGCCGCGACAGGTAGTCTGCCCAGGCCTCGAGCAGCGCGCGGCGCTCCTGCATGAACTGCGCACGGTTGTAAGCGGCTCGAATCTTGTCTGCCTCGCGATGCGCCAGGCAGGCCTCGATGACGTCGGCGCGCGCGGCGCCAGTCTCGTTCGCCCAGGTGGAGAACGTTGCTCGGCACAGGCCGTGGACAGTCGTCTCGTCCTGCATCTTCATGCGCTTGAGGACGGTGAGCATGCCCATGTTCGACAGCGGCGAATCTTCGAGCACGGGCGACGGGAAGACGTAGGTCGACCCGAGCTTCTGCTGCGCCTCGAGGATCTCGACCGCGCGCGCCGTCAGGTGCACGGTGTGGTCTTCTCCGCCCTTCATTCGCTCGCCGGGCACGAGCCAGACCCCGGCCTCGAGGTCGATCTCCGGCCAGGTTGCGCCGAGCACCTCGCCGGTGCGTGCGGTCGTGAGCACGGCCAGCTCAAGGCACCGAGCGGCAATGCCCTGCTGCTCACGCAGTTGCGCCATGAAGGCCGGCGCCTCCCGGTAGGGCAATGCGGCGAACTCGCCGCGCTTGCGCTTCTCCTGGCCCTCCGCCATCTTGCGCCGAATCGCGGCCGCGGGATTCGTGGCACACAGGCCGTGGAAGATCGCGTCTTCGAAGACCGCATCGAGGCGCTGGCGCACACGCTGCAGCGTCTCAGGGACGCGCACATCGGCGTCTGCGAGCGCGCGGACAGTGCTCAGCCCGGCCAGCAGCGCCGGCGGGGTCACGCTGTCGATCGGCGCGTGCCAGACCTCAGCCGGCACATGGTGCTCAAGCGAGGCGATCCACTGCGCTGCGTGCTTGTCCGTGCGAGAGGGTTCGATCACCCGCTCGTGATACTCGCGCGCCACCCGGGCCAGCGTCGCGCGCTCGCGCTTGACCTCGGTCTTCTTCTGCAGCTCGAGTGCCTGGGCGACCGCGCGCCGACCGTCGCGCTCGTCGATGGGGTCGACGCCACGCTGCAGGAGATCGCGGGCTTCGCGCGCCAGATCACGGGCGGTTGTGAGGCTGTCGCCGGCCTGGGCCGGGCTGCCGAGTCGAGCGACACCGAGGCCCATCTCGCGCCGGCGGCCGCTGGCGGCGGTGTAGCGGAGAACCCAACTGGCGGACTGGCCCCGGATTCGGAGGATCAGTCCGCCACCATCGGTGAGGTCGCCCTCCGGGGCGTTCTGCACCTGCTTGACCGTCAGCTGGTGCAGGTTCGTCGCAATGCGCTTGCGTGCCAT